ACACAGCGTTAAAAATTCAGAGAATACAAAAAAAACCCAAGGCCGAAGCCTCGGGTTTAAGATGTTATGGGTCGTCTGATTAGACAGCCAGACCAACAACGGCACGAGCGTCGATACAAACACGACCTTCTTCAAGAGCACCGTAAAAACCGATTTTCTCTTGTCTCTGGGCGTACTGATCGTCCGGCTGAGCCGTGAAGGAAGAGCCAGAATCTGCATTCTGAGCCAAAGCGCGAATGAACGCACCCTTGCTGTTATCAATACCAACTGCCAATTCGTCAGCAGCAGCCGACCAAGCGTGGGCACCACCGGAACCATCCGGAGCGACATTGCCAGAATCAAAAGTATCAAACAAAGTAGAATACTTTTTACCAACACCAAGCTCGTTCAACTCAACAATGTTAACTCCGAAGATTTCAGAAGTTCCCGCATTGTTGTAGATCTCACTTCTGACAGAATCAGGAAGCGCGACTGAGCTAGCGCCAGAACTGGTCACAATACCGTGACGAGTGTTCATCGGCTGATAAGCAAAAGCTCTCACCTGCTCTTTAAGCTCTGGGCTGACATACAAATCAGTAATACCATTGCTATAAGCATTGTCAGGCGTACCAGCGGCAAATGACTCATTAATGCGCTTGTTGATAGTCAACAGCTTATTCAAGTCGGCCAACTGAAAGGTACTCTCGGTTCCAGCAGGAATCACGTGAGAACCAGCCTTCAAGCTAGAGATGCCAGTTCCTGCAGCGGTAACGCCAGAAGAACTTGCCTCAGCTAGAGCCTTCAGCACAACTGCCCAAGCATTACGCTCCTGTTTCACGAGGATTTCTTGAGCCATTCTCTCAACACCCTTGCTAATCACATCAAGGCGGCCACGACGAGCATACTTCTTCAAGAAGCTAACCGCACTATCCAAACGATAGGTAGCGATTTTCAGCTCTGCCATACCTTCTACGTGGCTAGCAGGGAGACCACCAGCAATACCCTGCGACCACACGGTCACAGCGCCTGCTCCATCAGCATAATAAAGATCAAGTGGGTAACTTGGGCTGTCGTCCTCATCAAAAGGTGAATCGACATAAACAGACCCAGCAGTACCAGCTTGATTCAACACTTGCTGAATAACCGGGCCAAGAAAAGCTGCGAAAGCTTCCTGAGCTTCACGAGCAACAGTCTGCTGCTTGGAGCCCATGGCCTTAACTAATTCAACCTGTTCAGGTGTATTTTTCAAATTTAATCTCATTTTCAAATATCTCCTTTATAAATTACAGTTCAATCTTCACTAGAACATTTCCATCTGCGTCTTTCACACCGAGGAATTTTCCAACAACCTTACCGCTATTCACTGCACTAATGATACCATTAGCAGCAGCATATGCGATACCACCAGCGGCAGGGGTTCCACCAACGCCATTGTACAAGACAACACCCTTGGTCAAAACTGGAACAGCTTGCCCACTCACTACTGCCTGCAATTCGGCAGCTTTACGAGGATTATAGATGAGCTTTTCTCCGTTCTCATCCGTTTCCTTTACATCATAAAGAGTAACACCAAGAATGTTGTCGCCAGTGGCAGCAACAGTCACGCAGGCAGGTACTCCATATCGTTGAGAAACTGTATTGTCAAATGCTTGACCGGGGTTCCCCAACATATCTAAGTCACTAGACGCATCATTTTTCCATCCATCACCAGTCACAGCGACTAAAGTTCCCTTATTAAAGGGAACCGTAATGCTATTACCAGTAAGGGAGAACAAATTGACTACGTCGTGCTCATCATATTGTCTAAACGCTTTTAAGTTAGCCATAATAATTTATCTCCTAATATTTTCTAAAAATTACTTATTAAAACTCCAATTGCCCATGTCAAAAGCCTTTTTGTACTTATCATACACATCGGCTTCTGAAGCATTAGCGGAAACCGGAATTTCCTCTTTGATTTCTTCAGCTTTATCCAAAGCGTCCTCGACCACTTCCTCAACAGAAGGCTCGACAGAAGCTTTAGCCTCAGCCTGCTCTTGCTCGACAGTCTCTTCCTTCTCTTCCTCTTCGTCAGGATCATCCGTCTTGACTTTAGAGGAAAGAAGAACTTTCATATCGTTCAAATACTTTTCGAAGGACTCTTCGTCCAAATTCTTGATCTGAGCGGCAATGACCTGACGGTCTTCGTCTGAAAGCTCGTAAGCTTCGTCTAAACTTGCCATTCTCTCATTGAATCTGTCCAAAGCGATTCTCTCCGCTTTTTCTTTTTCCAATTCAGCGATAGAGCTAGAAAGCTTCTCGAGCTGTTCTCTCACATCACTGTGCTCGGCGGATAATTTTTCATAATCCTCCTTTGCAGCCTTCAGGGCCGTTTCGGTTTCGGTTTTTTCTTCGTTAAACTTTTCCGAGGCCTCTTTGAGCTGTTCCTCGATAAAGTCGGAAACTACCGAAGCGGAAAGCTCCTTCAAAGACTCGTCTGTTATGTCTTTAATTGAATTCAACTTCATATTTCTTCCTTTATAATTTTGATTTACATCATTTTCCACAACTTGTGAAATTGTTTTTTCGTCCGTCGCCTTTTGCTCAACCGACTGTTTAAGAAGTTCTTTCACTTCTTCTATCGGAAGGTCTTCCTTTTTGACGAAGGTAATTTTTGAAGCTAGTCCGGCAACGTCTGCGGCAGGCGTCTCTGTAAGTCCAATGCCAAGAGGTAGAACATCGTTTATAACTTGACGATAGACGCTCCTCCCGTCATCCAATTTGCCCTTGCCGCCAAAAGCCCTAAGATAATCTTTTATTTTTGCCATCGAGCTCTCGTCACTAATAATTTCGGCGTTTTCAGTGTTTTTCTCATCACCTTCTAAAGCTAATATTTGATAATCTTCAAACCCCAATTCCCAAGAAGCGCTTACGTTCATATAATTTTCGCTAGTTGGGTCTGCCGAGTCTTCAATATAATTTGCTAATTCTGGGTTAACTACCTTCCAGAGTATTCCCCCTAGGGTTACGTTAAAGGGGCCTTTTGCATCTTTAACCTCTTCTTCTGTTAGCGGTTTGTCAGTCCCGAACTCTGAATATCCAGTTGTTAGGATTGTGCCGATAATTTTATCTCTATTATGTTCGATGTTAATCGGCTTGTTGACGAACGAATCTTTAATTTCCATTGCCGTCGAAGTATCTATGACGTCACCGTTTTTATTTACCCGATTAGCTACAAAAGCATTAAAAGCGATGGGAAGTAAATCTACTTCTTTTTCAGTATTAATCTCAGGAACAAACTTTTCCAAATCAACCATAGAAGCCAAACTTAAAAATTTATCTTTTTCTTCCGATACGACTGGTTTGACCGTAGAACTAAAAATTGAAGTATATTTTGAAATTTTCATATTCTTTATTCCTTATTTTTACACTTAATAATCGAAACTTATACTTGATTTATAATCTTCGTTTATGTATAAATCTTCCAAGCTTTCAAAGGGGAAATCTCCTAAATCATTTTCCTCCGCTTCTAATTTGCAAGCCGCCAATGATTCCTCACTAATTTTCAAATTTAAATTCTCGTCAAAAAACTTCTTGTCGAACCCTTCGCTCTTGATTTTAAGAAAAGCTTCTATTTTGGCAATTGCGTAAGCCAGCTTGTTTTCTCCGCAATACTCTTCGAAAGATGCGCAAAAAACATCCTTTAACTGTTGAATGTTTGTTTTCTTGATTTCCGGCTTTCGATTGTGGGAAGAGACTTTTGATTTTAAAAAATCTAAAATCTTATTGGAATAGTGTATAGATAATTGCTCTTGGTCTTCTGAAGGGTATCCTCCCTGAGTCAAGTCGATTTCTAGAGTATTTAGCATGAGCTATTATCGATTACACAAAATAATAGCAAAAATACCCTTTTTAATAAAAAAAATTATACTTTACTGTTAAATAAAATACTTGCTAAATAATTATCTACTTGATGGGTAAAAGCAATATCTTGAATTAAATCTATTCTTTCTGGATTGGAGTCCACTGGGCTAGAAATATACTTATCTACTTTAGAGCTCCAATCTTTAGGATTTTCGTTGGAAATAATGATCTCCGATATGCCTGCAGCCACTTCTTTTTGCTGCTTGCTGAGTTTTCTCTTTTTATGCTTTTTCCTTAGAGAAGATTCAACTAAATCATTTAATTTCTGAGCTGCCAAGAGGTTGTCCTTAATTTTCTCCATACTGAATTTAAACTGAGAAGCTCCAATTGGTCCGACCGTATTTGTTTCCAAGGGAACCCCTTCGCCCTCTGGTCTTCCGTTTTCTTTCGGAGCATCTTTTGTGGGAGCATTTGATGGTCCTGAATTGTTAACTTTTACTTTAGCTAATTCTTTTTGAGAGTTTGGGCCTCCCATGATCGGCTCATAAAATCCTTTCTTTCTTTTTTCAATATAATCTTCTTGAGATTGTTCTGACTCATCAGAAGTAGGAAGCCTGCCGCATTCAATTGCTTGAATTCCTTCTTCGGGGGTTAGTACTCCAAGTTCAATAAGTCTAGTATAAATTTTAGAATAGATCGCCTGATCTTTTAGTTCTATATCTTCAAAGTTCGGAGTGGGGTAA